GAAAACACCGGCGCGCATGACACCGGAGAAATGGGTTCGAATCCCATAGTCCCCACCACTATTTCGTCCATTGGTCTAACGGCTTAGGATACATCACTGTCTATGATGGGGTAGGAGTTCGATTCTCCTATGGACGGCAAAAAAGTAACTGTTGACTAATACTAAACAGTAACAGCATAGGGATGAAAATCTTATGAGTCATGTTACCTCACAATTCTAAGATGTGAGTAGTTTAGGTTAGTTATACATCAGGTAATGTACGTTGGAGAGCCAACGGAGGATAGTCCTGCTCTGTTATCTACTTAGAAGACAGCAGTTACTTTTTATTTGGAAGATCAATTACACGGGGTGTAACACCGTCTTGAAAACGGTTGGAGGCTGATGAGGCCTTGGGGTTCGAGACCTCGGTCTTCCGCAAAACATCTCCGTAGCTCAACTGGACAGAGCAACACACTTCTAATGTGTAGGTTATAGGTTCGAATCCTATCGGGGATACAAAGTTTATTTAGTTAGGTATTTCAATATGTTTTAGTTTATTTTTTCTTATTACAAAGTTAAACCCATCAATTAAGTTTGGTGGGTTTTTCTTTTTTTAATATTTATAATCATGAGAAAATTTTTATTATCAATGTGGTCTGAAGACAATGGTACTTCTCATAAGAGAATATTAGGAACCATTGGTTTCCTATCTTTAATAGTGTTTTTATTTACATGTAAAGAAGTTCATAAAACAGAGGCCATTTCAGCAGTAGAATTTACAACTATAGCTTATGGTTTAGGTACTGTTGTTGAAAAATTCAGAAATAAATCAAATACAACCGAAATTTAATTATGAATATAAGACAAATTAATTTCCCAGATACTCAATTTATTAGAGAAGAATTTCCTAAAACTCAAATATATCTACATCACACAGCAGGTGGTCCTAATGCGGATATTGTATTTCATGGGTGGGCAACTACTAGAGATAGAATAGCCACTTGTGTTGTAATAAGTGGGGATGGACCATATGATGGGGAAATTGTTCAAGGTTTTTCCTCTAAATTTTGGGCTTATCATCTCGGAGTAAAAAATTCACATTTTTCTAGGTTTGGTTTACCTTTTATTAATTTAGATAGAATATCAATAGGTATTGAAATATGTAATTGGGGGCAATTGACTGAAAGAAAGGGGAGATTTTTTAATTATCTTAATAAAGAAATCCCACCTACCCAAGTATATGAATTAAGAACTCCTCACCGAGGTTTTAAATATTATCATAATTATACTGATGCTCAAATTGCTTCCACAAAAGAATTATTACTTCTTTGGAAAGAAAGATACAATATTCCTCTAACCTATAATTCAGATATTTGGGATGTAACCCCTAGAGCACTTAGAGGTGAAAAAGGAGTATTTACTCACAACTCAGTTAGACCTGATAAAGTAGATGTTTATCCTCACCATAAATTAATTGAAATGTTACAAACGTTATAAATGCGTTTTACGATTGTAGCGATGAGGACTATGAAGATGGATAGATAATTTAATATAGGCGCTATAAACAACGTATAGTTGATTTTAATGTATGGATACCGATAAAATATTTGATTTATTTAAGTCCTCTGGAGAGGAGGAAACTTACAATGAATTAGAACAATATAAACAACACCCTCTATATTTTATTGGTATGTTTACTAAACTAATAAATAATTATTATTCTCTTAATAAAAGTTTAATTCCTTTTTTTAAGTTTATAGATGAAGAACTACAGCCTGAAGATGTAAATAAGGCTGGAGAGTTTATTGTTTTAAGTAAAGCATATGAACATATTTGCAATATTGATGTAAATAATAAACAACATCAAGAGGCTTTATTTATAAAATCCCACGATATATCATTGAAAACCAATCTGGAATTGAGTATAAAATATTTTGAAAAATATGAAGAATATGAAAAATGTAAGGTTTTGAAAGAAATTTTAGATTTTTTAAATCTTTTTTAACTTTAGTTTGGTAACCCAATTTTTTTCTGTTAGATTCTGATTACGGGGTTTGAAGAAATAAATGTAACTGAGATGAATGTGAGAAAGATGAGATGAGAAACAGGGGGAAAGGGTTACAATGGATATACAATAATATAAGTTATATATGAAAAACAGAGAAATAATAATGAGACGAATGGAGAGCGTAGAAGGGGGAGTGGAAAAACTTCAATTAGCCCTGAGACAGGGAAATTGGCAAGTAGTTGAACAGATTTTGCAAGATATGAGAGACAATATCAATGATGCTAAATCATTTGTTCAACAAGAACCTCTAAGTCCTAATGAAATTAATTAATTTATGAATTTAACAGCTGAACAAATACAACAAAATTGGGTTAAATTTTTAGGTTTTATAGAAGATCATATTTCTGAACCTAGAAAAACAAAACTACTTGAATTCTATAAAAAATATGAAGATCGATTAGTATTAATGCCAGCGGCTCATAAAAAAGAATATCACAATGCATTTCCTGGAGGTTATGTAGAACATGTAAATAGGGTTATTACTTGTGCTCTTAATTTACATGAATTGTGGGGTGAAATGGGGGCTGATTTAAATTCTTTTACCAAAGAAGAATTAGTATTTTCAGCTCTAAACCATGATTTAGGGAAAATGGGAGATGAAACCCAAGAATCATATATTCCCCAGACTGATCAATGGAGAAAAGACAAATTAGGAGAAGATTATATGTTTAATAATAAACTTGATTTTGCTTCGGTCCCTGATAGGGGATTATTTCTACTCCAGTCTCATGATATAAAATATACTTTTAATGAAATGGTAGCAATTCAAACACATGATGGTTTATATGATGAGGCTAATAAAAAATATTTGTTGAGTTATGCCCCTGAACAAAAACCAAGAACTAGCCTTCCTTATATTTTACATCAGGCTGATTTAATGGCTGCTCGTATTGAGTTTGAAAGAGAGTGGTTACCTAAATTTAAGGAAGAGGTTAAAACAGAAAAAAAGTTTAAATTAGAAACAAAACCTACTCCTCAGGTAAACAAACAACAAAAAGCTTTAAACACTATAAAAAGTACTGGTTTAAAAAATTTATTAGATAATATATGATAGTTTTAATTATAATTTTATCAATTTTAGTTTTAGTTTTAGGTTACACTACAATAAATTTACTCCGTAAAAACGAAAAACAAGAAGATATATTATCTGGATATATGACTTACCTGAATAAAATCTCAGACACAATTGAGGCCTCAGATAAAAGATTACAAGAGGTAGATCAAAGAGGGTCATTTAAATCAGATGATGAAGTTGGGTTTATATTTGAACAGATTAAAAGTATTCAAACTATTTTAAATACATTTATAATTAAGGAAATTAAATAATATGACTCAAGTAAAATCCAAAACCCAATATTTCACCCAAGATACTGAAGATGCTATTATAGAATATAATAACACTCCAGATCCTGAAAAAAGAAATGAAATTTATAGGGATAGGATTCACTATGCTTTTTTTAAATTAACAGAAAATATTATTCATACATTTAAATACTATCATACTGAGGTTGACAATATTGAAAATCTACAACATGAAGTAATTATTTTTCTTTTAAATAAAATACATTTATTCAACCCAGAAAAAGGAGCTAAAGCATATTCTTATTTTGGGACTATTGCTAAGCGTTATTTAATATTAAATAATCAATCCAATTATAAAAAGAAAATAGAAACCATTGGTATTGAGATTTTAGACGAAAATGAGAAACATTCTTATGAATTAAATGATGGTTTACCTAAAAATGATGTTTTAAATTTTTATATAGATAAATTTGTTGACTATTGTACTACAAATATATATGCTTTATTTCCTAAAGAAGAAGATGCCCAAATAGCAGATGCCATATTGGAACTCTTCAGAAAAAGAGAACATATTGATATTTTTAACAAAAAAGCCCTTTACATTTATATTAGAGAAATAGTGGATGCAAAGGCCCCAAAAATTACTAGAATTGCAAATCAATTACATAAAATATTTAAAAAAGGATATTTATTTTATTTAGAAAATGGATATATAAAATTTTAAATTCAAATATGTATAATTGATGTCTCAATTTGATACTATAATATTTGGTAAAAAGAAATTCTCCTCAGTTTTGGAGGAAATTTATAATAACCAAAAAAAGAAAGATCAACAAGTTAATGCTTTAATAAGTGAATTAAAACCTCTTATTTCTGATATAGGGGATGCAACTCTAATTGTTCCTTTAATTAAAGAATATATGGAAATTGGAGTTAAAAATGATGATTTACTAATTAAAATGGCTGCTTTAGCACAAAGAGCAATGCAAACCCAAACAGCAGATGGAGGTTTAACTATTTCAGAGGAAGAAAAAGAACAATTATTGGCTACTGCCCATCAATTAAAAGAACTTAAATAAATGAGTAAATATGGATTTTCAGCATTAAATCAAAATTTAAACCCAACAATAAATAATGGGTTTGCTGTCAATCAATTATCTCAACAAACAAATCTAATAACCCCAGTAAGGGTATTAAGTATAGTATTGGATGAATTTCATCCAAGATTTAAAGAATTAGGTGAATGGAATGCGTTAGGTATTATAGAATATGAAGAAGTTGTAAATCCTTTACCTTCTCCATCATTAGCTACGGCCAAACCAGCATTAAGTAATTTTAAAAAATTTCCATTAGTAAATGAAATAGTATATTTACTTACATTACCTAATACTGATATTGATACAATATCTTCCAATTCCGGTAAGTATTATATAGATATAGTTTCATTATGGAATCATCCTCACCACAATGCTTATCCTACATCACCCAATAGTTTACCTCCTTCACAACAAAAAGACTATATCCAAACCCAATTAGGTAATGTAAGAAGAGTAACAGACCAATCAACCGAAATATTTTTAGGAAATACATTTAAAGAACGTTCCAATATTCATCCAATTTTACCATTTGAAGGAGATATAATTTCAGAAGGTAGATGGGGAAATAGTATAAGAATTGGTTCAACAGTAACAAACACACCAAATAATTGGTCTTCAACTGGTTCAAATGGAGACCCTATTTTGATTTTAAGAAATGGTCAAGGAAACCAAAACGAAGAAGGTTGGTTACCTGTTGTAGAAAATATAAACAATGATGAATCTTCTGTTTATTTAACTTCAACTCAAAAAGTACCATTAAATGTTTCAAGTAAAAACTATTTAAGTTATAAAAATAACCCCCCTACTGAACCATCTCAATTTTCAGGAAAACAAATTCTGATAAACTCAGGTAGATTAGTATTTAATTCTTCAACAGATCATATTTTATTAAGTTCAAATAAATCAATAAATTTAAATGCTGTTGAAGGAATCAATATAGATACCACCATAACTACTATTCAATCAAAACAGGTAAAAATAGGTTCTAAAAATGCTACAGAACCCCTATTATTAGGAAACAAAACAATAAATACATTAAATAATTTAATTGATAATTTAAATAGTTTTGTTATTATTTGTTCAACATTAGTTTCAACCCCTCCAGGAACACCTTTAGTACCATTAAATGCTGCGGCCACACAATTATCTCAACAATTATTGAAAATTCAAGGAAATCTTGAAAAGTTAAAATCAAATTCTAGCTATACCATATAATGGCAGGACCTTTTCAATCTCCAGAACAAATAGAACAACAACGACTTCAACAATCTGCTGAAGATGAATTTGTATTGTCTCAACAAAATGAAGAAACAATTGATGTAAACCAAATTCAAAATGCAACCCCCTCTGATCTAAAAGCAATGGGAGTTTCAAAATTACCATTATTATTATTGGTAATAGGAAATCAAGTTAAAACAATTATCCAACCTTCTTTAGATAATTTAATAAGACAATATGTAAATAAATTTAATTCACAAGGGGTTTGTTTAACTCAAGCTGAGTTAGATAAATTAAGACAACAAAGAAATTTAATTGTTTCTAATTTAAATAAAATAGGAAGAACTTTAAATATAATAACTATTTCTTTAACAGGAGTATCCACATTTTTATCTTTACTCCAAACTGCAATTAAAGGAATAGATACAGCCAAAATAGCAGCCAAAATAGCAGCATTAATAAATCCAGCATTAGCAGCAACTTTACCTACAACCTTAAATACATTAAGTACAGCTAAAAATTCATTATTGATAGATGAAAAAGGTAATTCTAGATTATCTAAATTATCAGCTATAATAGGGGGAGCTGCTTTAGTCGCATCCATAATAGGAAACTATATATTTAGAGCATCTGAAACTTTAAATCGTATAGATTTAGTATTAAAAACTTGTGACCCAAGTAATACTTTAGAACCAATTTCTAAAGAAATTCAAGATATAACTTCATCACAATTACAATCTCAACAAACCCAAAATCAAACCACTTATAACGGTTTTATTATCGAAATACAACAAGTACCATATACCCCTACGGTAACACGTAGAAGAGCAATAGGTAAAAATGCACAGGGTATCATTTTAATTCAAACTGAACTATCATTTACTACAGACGACCAAGTTTTAATAAATGAACTTAAGTTAATAATTGACAGAGATAATTTAAAAGCTTATTAATTTTAATATTTATAACAAAATGAAAACCGAAATTTTCAAAAAACTAATTAAACAGGCTGTGAAAGAAGCAATTCAAGAAGAATTGAAAGATATTTTACTAGAGGCCATTAGTTCTCCTAAAAAAGTTGTATCTGAATCTTTAAAGGATACTTATGCTCAACCACATATTGAAAATCCAAAACAATTAACAGCCCAAGAACGTAGAAATATGTTTGCTGGAATGTTAAATGAAATGCAAACTGGGGCTGTAGTTAATTCTTCATACTCTGGAGATTTTAAACCAACCCCAGTTGATACAATTAATGGAGCATTACCTGAAGGACAGGTAGGATTAGATCAAATAATGAATTTAATGAATAGTAAATAATGGCATTTGGTGCTAAACGTATATTCCCTATTGATTTAAACCCTGGTAAAGCAGTAGGTATAAATCTGCCTTTTAATGCACCTGGAGTATTTAAGTCAACATATACTACCAAAGACGCTATTAGAAATAATTTAATTAATTTTTTCTTAACAAATCAACCTGAAAGATATTTAAATCCCACATTTGGGGCAAGTTTAAGAGATTTTATTTTTCAACAAATAACTGAAGGAAACACAGAATATTTAAAACAAGATATACAACAAAAATTAGGGATTTATTTTCCTAATGTTTTAGTAGCATCTTTAAATATTGATTCTTTACCTGACATTAACCAAATTTCAGTTGAATTAAAATATAATGTTATTGATACTGGAATTAACGATGAAATAAATATTGCATTCATATAATGACTACTAAAAAACGAAATATAACCTACATAAATAAAGATTTTACAGAACTAAGGGCTAGTTTAATAGATTATGCTAGAACTTATTTCCCTAACACATACAATGATTTTTCTCCATCATCACCAGGTATGATGTTTATGGAAATGGCAGCATATGTAGGTGATGTTTTATCGTTTTATTTAGACAATCAAATACAAGAAAACTTTTTACAATATGCTCGCCAAACAAACAATTTATATGAATTGGCATATATGTTTGGGTATAAACCCAATGTAACACAAGTTGCAACTACCAATATTGATTTTTATCAACAACTCCCTTCCAAATTATCAGGTTCAGAATATGTACCTGATTTTGACTATGCTTTATATATACCTGAAAATGCAACTGTTAGATCTAATTTAAATACAAATAATATAACATTTTTAACATCAGATCCTGTTGATTTTTCTGTTTCAAGTTCAAGTGACCCAACAGAGGTTTCAGTATATGCGGTGTCTGGGGTTAATCCAACTTATTTTTTATTAAAGAAAACTAGACAAGTATCATCAGCAACCATTCAAACTACAACTTTTTCTTTTGGTTTACCAGTTCCATTTTCAACAGTTGAAATTAATGGAGAAAGAATAATAGGAATATTGGATATAATAGATAATAATGGTAATAAATGGTATGAGGTAGATTATTTGGCTCAAGAAACAGTGTTTGATTCTATCAAAAATACTAACCAAAATGACCCTTATTTATCTCAATATTCAGGAGATACACCCTATTTATTACAATTAAATCTAATCCAAAGAAGATTTACTACTAGATTTTTAAACTCAAATACTTTACAACTCCAATTTGGTTCAGGTACAGCAAATGATACTGATGAAGAAATAACTCCAAATCCAGATAATGTAGGTTTAGGATTACCTTTTGGACAAAATAAATTAACAACTGCTTATTCACCAAACAATTTTTTATTTACTAAAACTTATGGTATTGCCCCTTC